GAAGGAAGCCCGGCCTTTTCGCACGAACTACCCCAAAATATAGGGTGATACCTTTGACACCGTACCGGATGTTGTGGCCAACTTAACAGGATCGCGCGGAACTCAGGCAGGCGGATCGCACAACGGCAAGCCATACTCGAAGAAGCAAACGGAGTATGCGGCGATTTACGGCAAGTCGATGCCGACAATCAAGCGATGGGTGAAGGCGGGTAGACCGCTTGATGATCCTGACGCCATGGGCGAGTTTCTAAGTTACAGTGACAAGACACCAGCGGAAGAGGTGGGCCATTCCGGCGATTCAAGCAATGACAATATCAGCGCGCCGGTTGATTCTGAAGAAGAGCTACCTATCGCGCTGGATGAAAGCTTCTTCGATGGAGTCGGAATTCTCAGCGCAATCGACCGACTAAAGAAAGCGGAGCGCGAACGGGCTGCGGCTTACTTCTCGGCGCTCACAAAAGGCCCCAAGATCCTCCAGAACCGATTTAAGGAATGGCTTGCGATCATTGATGCGCTTCGCAAGGTCGCGAAGGACGAACCGGGAATCCGACGCTCTAACGATCTGACATACGACCGCGCAGAAGTCGAGGCGGCGGTATCTCAAATCTTCCAAGCCCTCCGCGCTTCGATCAATAATTTTCCTGGGCGGGCAATCGGCAAGCTCGCAGGACTGAAGGACGACGAGGAGAAGCTTGATGTTCTTACTCGTGAATGTGAAGTGCTGCTTCGCAACCTCGCAGATACCACCATTGATGCGGTAAAGCAAATGGAAGCCTCTGCGGTTCGCTCTGAGGAATCGCTAAAAGAAGATGTCGATTCTTAGGAGCCTGCAACTAGTCTGCGAGTGCGCAAAGACGGCATTCCGAATCGCACCGAAAATGCGAATTTGTGAATGGCTAAGTAAATTCGTAAACATCCCAGCGGAGACGGGGGCCGTTGAGCCCGGGCCGCTCGACACAAGCCGAGTCCCGCCAATGGAAGGGCTTTACGATCTAATCGCGAATCCCAAGGTTCATTTCTTCACGTTTATGAAGTCGGCGCGCGTTGGCGGGACGCTATTTTCAATCGGGTTGGTACTGCACAAGATCAGCGAGAACCCAGGGCCCATTCTTTGGATGGACCCAACGCGAAGCAGCGCACGCGCACTGTTCAGGCGCGAGCTAGAGCCGTTCATGTTGCAATGCAAGCCCGTTGCAGCGCTGGCAATTCGGGATAAGGAACATTGGACTGCCTCAATGTGCTTTTTTCGCGGCGGCGCGTTCCTGAAGCTAGCCGGATCGGGCTCACCAAACGAGCTATCAGGATTCCAAAGTGAGCTGGTAATCATCAACGAGGGTGACAAGATCAGCAGCAGTGTTGCGGCCGAAGCTCCCCCGCATGAGCAGGCGGCGCAGCGCACAAAGCAATTTCGCTATACTAGAAAAATAGTAGAGAACAGCACTCCTACTGATGAATTCGGGCCAACGTGGAGACGGTTCAAGCGCGGCACGCAGCGGCATTGCTACATGCCTTGCCCGCATTGCAACCGGATGCAGCGCCTAACATTCTTCCCTGAAGAGGTGGAGGTAAATTTTGATTTAAAGCTCAACCCGCTACCCGCCGGAAAAGTCAGAACCGAGCGCACGGGAAAATTCATCTTCGATCATTGCAAAATCAAGGAAAGCCGAGAGGTTGAGCCGGGCAAATTTGAGTTTGTCGATCTAGGCTGGGACTATGACAAGGTTCTCACCGAAACCCAATACCAATGCTCAAAGGGTTGCCGGATAGATCACGGCGACCTTAATTGGATGCTGCGCCGATATCGGTGGATTGCTCACAACCCAAAGGCCCCAAAGGATCACGAATCCGCGCAATATTGGGCTGCTTACAGCCCGTTTGAACATTGGGGGGAGACGGCTAAAAAATTCCTGCTTGCGATTGGCGATCCTGGCGCCATGCACGATTTTTGCAACTCGGACTTAGGGCTTCCATTCAAGGCCGAGGCAACGGAGGTCGATGAGCTGGATATTCAAAAAGTAGTGAAGGCATCCCCGGCTTACACGCTTCGCAACCTCCCGTTCAGGCCCGAATGCCTGACAATCTCGGTGGACGAGCAGGGGCAGACCGGGAAAAATCCGTTTTGGTGGATGATTTGGGCGTGGGGGATTGATTGGAATAAACCAGGCTTCCCGACCGTTGCCTCGCTGGTAGACTACGGACCCGCTGCAAGCTGGGAGGTAATCGAAGAATTGGCAGGAATCCGGCCTCTTGTTAAACGAGCCGAGGGCGACAGCGACCGATGGCACGAATATTCATGGAAAGATCCGGACACGGGAGAAATTGAAAAGTTTCGCGTTCTTGCCGGATTGGTAGACTCAGGCGATCAAACTCAATCAGAGGCGAATGTTTACGATTTCTGTCTTCGCAACTCGGATATTTTCAGCCCTTCAAAGGGCGGTTCACGCACGCATTGCGGAGGAAACAGAATACGCCTTTCCCCGGTCTACGATGGGCGCTTAACGCTTATTTGGTACTGGTCGGACTACTATTGCCAAACTCTATACAGGCGCATCATTAAGGATCGAAAAATAAAGCGATGGCTCCCAACTGACCTTGATTCAGATTTTATCGACCAACTCACCGACGAGCGCACAGTGCAGAAAAAAGGGCGCATGGTTTGGGAGGCTCGCCGGAAAAATAACCATCTTGGGGATTGTTGGAAGCTGCAAGAGGTTTTGAGTGGGCAAATCGAGGATTCATTTGACCAAAAGCGAGTGGATAGGCTAGCAGAGCAGGAGGAGGAATCGAAAAAGAGGCCAAGCGATTCGGAATTAAAGGAGAGAGTGCGTGCGTTGACGACGCGGAAGTAGCATGATCGACCAAACCTTTATTGAGGCCCTTGTAGACCTCGCAGAAGAGCAGGGGAGTGATGCTTCCATAATCCAGTTGAGGGATCAGGCGCGGGATAAAGTGCTTTCTGGAGGTGGAGAAATTACAGCGGTCGTCAACAGCAGCAGCGATGGAAAAAGTGCGGGACTTCAGCTCGCAATGGACTCCGCAAAGCTTTTTTCTTGCGCTCAATTAGCCCTTCGCCGGTATCGAGGCGATGAGGTTACTCTCACATACGCAGACTTTTCGGGGGTTTCGTAATGGCATTTCTCGACGGAATAAAAAACGCCTTCAAGACCGCATCTAACTGGCTAGGGCCATACGGAGAAACCGTTGGTTGGTCAACGGATCGCGGGCATATCATGTACTATTTGCCGGGAGATTCCCGTCAATACCTGGACGACTGGACTCGCCGGGAGATACTTAGAAAGGTGGAGTGGCTAACCCAAACATTCACCGTTGTGGATCAGGGGCTAAAGCAGATGGCTAATCTCACCAATGGTGAGGGAGGAATTGGCCTGCAATTAAATTCTGACGATGAGGATTGGAACGAACTCGCGCTAGCAGATTGGGAGCAATATGCATCCTCGGCAAGCCGTTTCGATGTTTCGGGCAGGCGCACATTCTACGAGGCCTGCGAGGAGGCCGTTTATCAGCGAATTAAGGCGGGCGAGTTTTTGGCATCACTCACAACAAATCCGCGATGGGATGATGCCCCATGTGTGCAGCTTTGGGATTCAATCGAAGTTTGTAATCCAGATGAAAGCCAAGCTGAGGGGAAAAAAATCATAGATGGTGTCCAGGTTGATAAATTCACCGCTCCTATCGGGTATTGGGTGAAGACCATCGACGGGAAGTTTGAAATGATTCCGGCTTCGGAAATGGTGCATTGGTACAAACCGCTTCACATCAACGACACTCGCGGAGTTTCAGAGCTTGCCACGGCGGTTAATCCGCTGGTGGACACGGACGAGCTTATAAAAATTACGACCAAGACGGCTAAACAAAATACCGCGCTAGGCCTTCACATTAAAAAGATGGTGAAGGCCGGTGGACAGGGCGCGCTTGATCGTATTTCCAGCCTAAGCGGAACTAAAAAGGGTGGCGCAACGACTCAGGCAGACGGAACAGTTAACCCGCAGTATGAAAAGCTGGTTGGAGGCGGCGCTATCATCTACACCGCAGAAGATGGAGATGCGAAGATGCTAACTCCGCAATCACCCACGCCGCTTTTAGAGCCGTTTATCACTAAAGTTTTGATGCGCAACGGGCTTACT